CACAGTCACATCTCCCAACCTAACTGTAAAGCGCTCCTCCCCCAAATATGCGGCCTTAGTCCACTCATCCATTCTCGGAAACTGGATGGCTCTTACGTCCCTGTGCCACTGGAATAACCGGCTCGTAAAACTGGAGTCCATAGCGGACACATCATCAACGATGGTATTCATTACTTCAGCAGCCGATGCCGTATAATTCAACCACCTGTTCATCTCCGTCGGTGTGGAACAGCCTGCGTAAAACATCCTGCTTTCACAGGGAAATCTCGCGGCTAACCACTTCGTCTGTCGATGTGTAAACCTTCCCAACATAAACAACATCATCGGGTTAGGTGAACAAATGAATCTAGGTTTTTCCTCAGGCTTATCAATCAAAACATCGTGAGCCCACTCAAAATTGTAGCTCTTCTCTGCTTTTGGGAAGCCTTTGAACTTCACTTCCACTTTTCCATCCTCCAATCTCTGTAGCCACCCTTCATTTATCTCCTTCAAAGCCTCCGTCATCTTATCCAACTTACTTCCTGTGAAATGGCTCAAAAACTCTTCCTTAGTCTCAGGAGCCAACGGGCACACCGCTTCTGTGTTCCCGGAAGTATATAGGTACTGTTTAAAAACCTCCAACAAACATGTGTATGCGTGCTCAGTATCCTGCTTTATTGTTAAGGGCAAGCATGCTGGATTTGTGCTGCACTCATTCCTCCCTTTCGCCTGACACGCTCCACATACAACATGATCGGGATAAGGGCGCTTGCCCCCCAATCTCACCAAAAACGCGGATAACGCGCATGCTGTGCCTCGTGGATAACACTTGGGCACTTGATTGCAGAACATGGGTCCACACAACATACCGCGTTGGGAGGTGACCATCTCTTGTCTTGACAGCCAATCAGTCACCTCCTTTCGCTCCGTTATCGTTTTCCCGCTCCTGCCAATCTTTATGGACGTACCGCGCTTGAATTCCATATATGGCAATTTAAACAGAGTTGACCATAACGGGAAAAACCCGACATAGGTAGCAAAAGCGTCAGATAAAGGTGGCATGGGCTTTACGCGCCTCGCCACAAATTTACATCGCTTACACCTGTGTCTATATGTTTTCACCTTCTGAAGGCAATTCCAACACTGCCCAGTCTGAGGTCCTATCTGTGCCACGGTTTGTTCACCTTTCTCGGTTACTACACGTGACAGCCACAATTCAAATTCATCCCTGTCAATCTCATGCACCCACTTCTCTTCATGGGCTAACCTCCTGACAGTGTCCACAACTACATCTGAGGTGATCTCCTTCCTCACTGCCAACCGGGACAGCAACTCAGACAAACGAGGTAGAACGAGAGTTAAGTCCTTACTCTCTGCCCATGGGGCAGCTGGTGGAACAGGCTCTACTTCATACTCTCGCTGTAAGTAAAAGGGCGATAAAAACGTACCGACGGTTACCAGAGCGTCCTTCGCGTAATTAAACAGCGTCTGGTGCTCTACCGGTCTGCCATACGTATAACATGCCACCCTATAAGGAAAGAAATCGCATACATCTCTCCTAGCGTATGCTTGCAAGGACTGTGATCCGAACGCTTTCGCTATTGTATTAAACAACCGCTCTGAGCTAATTGTAGGGCAACCATACACGAATTCCTCTCGGTACTCAGTGTTTCGATGCAGAACTTTCACCCCGTTGTTCGGAATCCGCCTAACCCCAAAATCTGGTGATAAACTAGATAATACCATCCCGTATGCCGAGTCCTCCATACAACTCTCCGCTGCCACAGTAACCCGTAAAGGCTGTCCCATGGCGGCACGCTGTTGTAACCAATCAGCCTCGTGCTCGCACCTGAAGATCCACGGGCAACTACATGCGAAGCCAGCTCCTCTAGCCTCAGCAAAAGCCTCTGCGTTCTCAGGGCAGACACGATTCCTCCAAAAATATTGCTGGACCTGGTCCAGCTGCGGAGCGCAAGGTAGCCGCGTATACAGGATGGTCGGTCCTGTCGCTGGCATCCTATCTGGCGCCTCCGCTGGTGGCAACACTGTTGTTACCGTCCAATGCGCAGCTTGCAGCACTCCTGCCGCATTTTGCCACGCGGGAATAAACAACATAGCCCAGAAATCAGGCCGCGGCTTACCTGATTGTAAATCAAAAACGGGCGATGTGCCATCCATGCCGCTGTATCTATAGATAGGGAAGCTACCCATCCCTACGCGGTTTAGCCGCCTAACCATCTCCAATATGCTAATAGGCCCCAAAATAGACCTCTGTAACATAGGTATCGGCGGTCTGTCTTTCCTGGGGAGATTCATCGCTTTCACTCCCCATTCGATAGCTGTTGCTACCCGCAATGCTGACTCTCCACATGTCATTCCTGCACCAAAGCTTAAACAATCATAATTTGCTAAATCCGGGTGTAACTGCACAACCGCATCCCTGGGGTCCAACCAGGGGTTTGCGGCTGCGTAGACAAGAGTGGCACGCAAAGCCTGCGTGAAATAAAAACCTTGCACTGGGGGTTGCGGAACTATCGGTACCGCTGCCATTATGAGGAAAAGAAGTAAGTATTTGAACTCTGGTTCTTACAAGGTGTCACAATAGACTAGGTTTCAAACTGTGCCGCTACTTAGCAATGCACCGTACTCGCTCCGCAATTCAGGTCTTTGAAAAGGGTCGATTGTTCTCAACAATGCAGTACGTTTTAAGTTACCTAACTGTCTAAATGGAGGGACCCTACGTGTGCCAAATGAGTAGAGAGCAAAAGCTCAAAGTTCAAATATCACTTCCGCTCCCCGGGCCAGTTTTACCCGGCCCTCTCACCCACCTAGTGGGTGAGCCGGTTTCTTCGATTAGACCGGCTTAGTCCCCGGGCGACAAATAAGAAAGGCCCTAATCGACGCGATCTTATTGTTTCCGGATTCAGCTAACTGCGAAATTCAAAAGGTGTAAGCCCCAGAGGTAGCCGGCCGCACTCTACAGCACGCCTTCATCTACGCCGCACCATAACACCGCACCTACGGTCTGAAGACCGGTCTAGTATCCTAACGTCCCACAATCTTGAAGTCTTTTAGAAGGGCCGCGCTGCATAGCAGCCATGTACCCTCCGACCAAGTATACTGCAGGGTTTTGGTGTACTTACCGTCTACGTCAACAGAATTCAGTGTTGTGCCTGGCCAATGAGGTATCTGAGAATGGCTCAACACCATTCCCCCGACACGGAACTTAACCAACCACACCTATGCATTTCACAACCTAACGACCTGCAGGCGCACTCGCCCCGCAAGCTCAACAACTTGCACAAAACTCGCGGC